TTGATATTGACTACTTTAACCGCAGCGGCATTTGTGGTGGCGCCATCGGGAGCGATATCGATGGTATCGGTAACCGCACCTACAATGGTTCCTCCTGCAATCGTAGTGGTTCTTGAAGCTGCGGGAACTGCATCATTGATGCTTACGTTTTCGCCTGCTGTCGAAACACCGATAGAGATTAATCCTGTCTGAGTGGCATTTCCTAAAGTGATAGAGGCAAGGACTGCTCCATCGATTAATACGTCGCCTGTTCCTGCTGCGATATGAACTGAAGTGGCTCCAGTAGCATTACCAAGAGTTATAATATTTGCGGCCGCATCATCTCCGAGGTGGATTTCATTTCCTCCGCCGTTCAAAGCGAAGTTTCCTGTGCCTACATCGATGGTGATGGCTCCAGCGGCAGCATTTCCGATAGTTGTGGTTCCTGCTCCCGTTGTGTTTATAGTCACGGTTCCATCGACTGAAAGACCTGTGAAAGTAATAGATCCAGCTGTCAAGGCTCCTGATACAGCTAAATCGCCCGTAACTGTGCTATTTCCTGTAATTGCCGCTCCGCCTGCACTCACTGTTAAGCCAGTGGCTGCGGTTATTGTGGTTGTAGATGCAATCGATCCAGGGGCAATTAGGGTAGTGGGCAGAGAGAAGACAATTTCATGAGATGGTCCACTTGAAGTTGTCGTGATCTGGTTGACTGTTCCCGTAAGAGCAATGTTGCCCCCACTAGGTAAAACCACCGTTGATCCGTCAGATAAAGTGTTAAGAGCACCAGCGGCAGAAGATGACACTGTCCATGTTGGCGTTCCTGCTTGATTACCTGCTTGATAGAATAAAAGACCTGAACCACCAAGGTTAATGGCTGATAACCACAAGTAGCCTGCGTCATATTGTTTATCTATGGTATCGGAAGGATCTCTTCCTGCAATAACCATTGGCATGACTGCTCCACCCTGTGGTGCGTCGCCGTATGTGAACGAATTTGGAATGAAGGGGGAAGTCATATAAACCTCTGTTGTTTACTTTGACCTCACTATTGCAAATCAAAAATTTCATTTACATGTTCCTGATTAACAATGATTCACCTATATATACCAACATTACGAGGTAGACATGGATTCGGAGTTTTATTCAATTAAGGAAGCTGCTATTATATTCGGGGTACATCAGAATACTATTCGTAGAGCACTCAAAAAGGGGTTTTTGGTTGCTATACGTATAGGTATTGGACCTAAAAGCCCTTATAGGATATCTAAAAAGAGCATCGAGGCTATACATGTCTCGATCATTAAAGACCTAGCGTCAAAGGTGGCAAAATGAATGAATCATGGATACAAATCTTAACACTATTTTTTGCAAACGCAGCTTTGATCGTTTGGTTTAGATCAGAATCAAGACAAGATTGGCGATTAATGGATTCAAAAATGGAATCTTTTAGAGCTGAAACAGGTCAAATTCTTAGAAGCATTCAAGAAGAAATTAAAGATTTTCATGGAAAATTGGAAAGACAAGATGCAGAATTTAAAGCGCATTTAATGTCTCATGAACAAAAGTTAAAATAATGAATTACATCACTAGCATTGAAGAAGCCATAAGCAATGGTGAACACTTTTATTGGGATGAAGAAGAATTAGCTCAAGGAAGGTCTGGTGGTTCAAGATGCCCAAAATGTAGAAAATGGACTCAAGTTGGAAGAAAGAGAAAGAATCCTCAACATACATTCTTATATGACTGTCCATCTTGTGAAATAACAGATCCCTTTGCAAGATTGTGGCATGATTTCAATAGATCTTGCAATGATGAAGAGAGAGATTTATACAATAAGTGGCTTGGTGAAGTCAGAGAAAATCTAAGCAATCTTGACGGATGCTCTGAATTATGTACTGGTAAATCTAAGAGTAAATTAAAAGAATTAATTTATAAAGTTCCTTTTTTTGGAGTATAAATATGGCAACGGATCACATCACAATCTTCAATGTTAAACCAGATAGATATACTAAAAAGTCTTTTGAATATCCTGATGATATTGATAAGTGTGATGATGCAAGGGCTCATCAAGGATTTACTATTAAACAAAAAATTTGTCCTCCATTTTTTAATTCCGCAGAAGATGTTCAAGGATTTTTTGAAATAATAATTTATCGTAATCCCGAAGGCGGTTCTATATGTGAATTTTGGGATTATGCTGGAGAGGTATATAAATTTTATTGTGAAACATATCAGCATGAATTTGAGCTTACCTGTAAATTCATGGAATTAGCAAAGAACATGTGCCAATCTGAATTGGCACTTCAACGATTAAATAAAAACAGTGAACAGGATCACGATTGCTAGCAGATCACTTCTTCTTTTTCTTATGATTAGCTAAGAAATACAAGAGCTTAATGAGGTTTTGGCTTTTTGGCTTTTTTCTTTCTTTCTGCATGGCGTTCCTTAGCTGCTTTCTTTGCGGGTTCTAAAGCATCATAAATGGTTTCGTATTTATTCTTGTATTCGTTTCCTTTTCCACCACGTTCAGATTGTAGTTTCTTGATGAGCTGATACATTGCTGCACCAATAGGAGATTCCGTTCCCGCCGCCCAAGCTCCGATAAAGTTTTCACCTGTTGATTTACGCTGTGTTAAAAGGCTTGTAAGGAGTTCAACATCTTCAGGGGCTATATCTTCGTATGCATATAGTTTATCGCTTCCATGAGGCTTATATGCTAATTCATTGGTGGTTGGATCATATCCAGCCCAATCGACGTTTCTAGATACTTGTTTTCCTGTAGTCTTTTCGATTCCGCTAATGAGATCATCGTATAGATCGGCAAGATCTTTTTCAGGGATTGGAGATTGGATTAACTCATCTTCATTGACTTGGTGTTTCTTTCCATCCACTTCAATAATTGCTTTTCCGTTACGGATAGCTTTAACTTCACCCATTCCTTGAGGAGATGCGACCGTATGTCCTGTCTCTATTTTAACAGGTTCTACTTCAGCCGTTTCTTCGGGTACATCCAATTCTTGGCCTTGGGGTTCCACACTCGGCGGTTCTTCCGTCTGCTTTTTGGCGACATATTCACTGATAATCTCCTGTATGGAAACGCCTGCTTCTTTCTCAAGTTTCTTGGTCTGACTTGGATTGAATTGCTTGAAGTATTGAGCGATTGCCTCGGGAGTATTTTTACTCGCAAGCATGTCATTGATTTTCGCTTCAACACCAGGAAACTTATTTAAAATTTCAGTTGCTATACTAGGTTTTACTTGAGGTGGAATTGCAGCTTCAGGTTGTGCTAAACTTGGAGCAACAGGAGGTTGTTGAAGTGGACTGGTTCCTAAAGATTGTGATTGCGGTGGACTTAATGGCAATTGGGGTGTGGCTTGGGTGGCTATGGCCGCAGGTGTTACGGGTGCTTGAGGGGCCACGATAGATCCAGGCCCAAATAGTTGAGGAGCTGCACGCTGTAAAGCTTGAGTTGCCATAGGAGCGGCTAGACCCCCACCTATCGCTAAAGCTCCTGCACCTGCTGCACCTAATGCCGTTTTATTGACATTTTCTCTTCTCTGAATATCAAGATTTCTTGCCTTTGCATGTTCAGTTCCAACTTGAGGCTCTTCCTGTGCTAATCCCTTTTTCCCTCCTGACAAAAACTTAAGCACTTGTTCAGCGGTGTAACCCGAAGACAAAGCCTTTTGTATTTTCTTAGATTGAGAGGGAAATTGTCTCATCAAAAAGGCAATAATCTGCTGTGATGTAAAGCCGCTTGACAATGAGTTAGCTATTTGAGGGATCATTATCTTCCTTGCAAATTTAAGCCTTCGAGAATTCTTTCGAGTTCTGTCAAAGGAGGTGAATCAAGTATACCCATCTGGGTTCTTTGGTCGTCTTCTAGTGCAAACCCTTCTTCCTGTAATTCATTTAAAGCATCCTTGAAGGTTCTCCATCCATAATGCTTGTCTTCGAATGTTTTTCTAGCTAGAGGAAGGCTAAAGTTAGGCTCAATCTTCTTCAATTCCAATAAAGAGGTTTTGATTTCATCCTTGTCGCCTGCATTTGCATCAAGCTTAACGGGAGTCCCAGCCATTCCACCAATCCTATATGGCTTTGGTTGTGTTGGAACTGCATTCAATAAAGCTTGAGATTTATCAGTCAAAGGATTGACGATGATCTCTCTTTCTTCGGGGTAATAACCTTGCTCTGCTAGAAGATTTCTTGAGTAGTCATATAGCTGAGCATCTAGCAATGGCTTAAGATGTTTTCTAGCATCGGATGCCGCTTGATCGAAATTCTTATAAGTTCCAAGAAATCCCCTCACTAAATTCTTATGAATTCTAGGAGCTGAGATATCTGTTTTGATATTGTTAACTGAATTAGCAAAGTTCTTGGCTTTTTCAGCTAGGAATCTATCAATTTCAGCTTCGCTTTTCCCTTCTTTAGAAACGTTTTCTCCAAGCTTTTTGAAGTAGGCTTGTACTTCGGGCGGACTATCGGGTAGAACTTTATTGAGGGATTCAACCGCTCTCATGCCATACTTTTCTTGACCTGAGACTCTTTGTTTTAGCTCTTCATCGACTTTGGCATTATGAATCTTTTTATCTTCTTCATGCTGCTTCACCTCTTCTATTGCTTGCTGAGGAGTAGTAGGGATGCCCGCATTAGTCCTTTCTTCGGCTATTTGTCTTGCTCTTGGTCCATATTCACTTGGAGTAAGCAAAGGCATTTTAACGCCTGTTGTGGCTTCTTGTGAAACGTTACCTACTTGCTCTTTTGGTCCCACATTAGTAGGGAAAAACTCGGTAGCTTTTTGAGCTTCTCTTTGTTGTCCCATAAATCCAGGCAACTCTTGTCTTGGAGTCATTTGAGGAGATTCTCGTCCTCCTCCATCAAGTTCACTTGCTAGAGGAGTTTTAGGAGCTACTTTTGCTTGAGCAAGCTTCATGATTTCAGGCGCAAGCATTCCAAGATACCTTTCACTTCCTGGTATTCCTGCTCCTGCTTCCATCGTTGCTAAAACTGCATCTAAAGGACTCGCATTGGGATCTTTTGCAATGTCACGAATTTTCGCTAAACTTTGCTGAAGAAGACCTCTATTATATCCTTGCTCGACTGCTCCAGGAAGATTCTCGCTTATATTTGCGCCAATCTTCTTTCCAATCACATCCCAAGGTGTTCTCTCTGCTGGAATTATTGAAACCATTTTTTACCCCGCCATTCCTTGACCCATTTTGTTTCCATATCCTTTTGCAAAACCACCTGCTAGAGATGACATAATATCCCCCATAGGTCCAGCCGTTGGTGGTTGGTATACGTTTTGAGTTGGTTGTAAAGCCTGTTGCATCATTTGCATCATATTCTGAATTGGTTGTTGTCCATACTGCAAGGATTGATTTACACCCTGTTGCTGCATTCCACCTCTTAAGGCTGCGATATTCGTTGATAGATTGCTTCCTTCTCTACCTAATTGATTTCTAAAAGCTGTGGAGCCCATAGACCCACCTGATCCCATACCAGCAAAACGATTAGCTAATTCAGGCACTGTGTTTTCTTGAAACTGTCTTTGTAAAGGAGCTTCAAAGTTCTTGAAGAAATCTGGGTCACTGAATAAAGAATGCAGCCAATCTTGGCCTTGCTGGTAGTTCTGGTTTTGAGTGATATCTTGATTCTGACCTTTAATATTATTCAGCATATTGTCTAGAAAGCCAAGTTGATTAGGATTATAGGTAGATTTGAACTCACCTTCTTGTCCTCCCATGCCACCGCTTAAAGCAGGGCCAAGCATGCTAAATAACATCATCATTGTTGAAGGGTCCATAACTACCTCATGTTTTTTGTGACCATATCATAAACTTATTTTTTACACTCCATCGCGCAAATACTCAATAACTATGAAGCAACTATAGGCACTTAAATCAACTGTTGTGGTGATGACGATTTGAGTATCGCTTAATGTATAAAAAATATTTGGGTTTCCAAGTGTGAAGAATGAAAAGTAATTTCCATCTCCTGCTCCTATCGAAGTGCAAGGAAGAGAAGCTGAGCCCCATGTGTGAGTGACTACAAATTGCTCGTTGATATTAGGGATGGGATTTGGAATTGTAATGACGCCAGCATTGGGAAGATTCTGAATATAGGCGATGGCTTGGTATCCGTTTCTTACCTTTTTCGTGGTAAGATAGACCCATTTCTCTCCGTTGAAGTTCTCAGCTTCTTGAACGTACAATCCGATCTTCTTGTCATTTGCCACATCAGATAAAGCCGATAACTTGTCATTTAAATAGGCTCTTCCTCTATCGTCTTCCTCTGGGATATTGTAGGTGGATTCCAGAAAGGGAGTAAAAAGATTAGAAGGATTGTTTGGTTGAGCGGGAGCCGTCATACTAAGCGACCTCTATCTCTAATCGTAAACATCATGGCCACAATCTCGATGTTTTGATCGTTGATCGCTGAGACAGCCATTTGCTTATCGCTGAGATTGAGTTGAACTTGGACGGTTTGGCTTGTTGCATCACAGAATAACCTATAAATCGTCTCAGATCCTGAGCCAACTTGATAAGGGTTCTTGGTTGTTAAGACCACATTACTTTGTAAGTTGTCAGGAAGAGGAGTGTTTATAGGTAAATTGCTACTATCTCCAAGAACGTTAACTTGGAACTGACCATTAGCAGTAAGATTCGTATAGAAATCAATCTTGCTAAGTCTTGTTCCTGCATCTTCATTAAAGAAGTTAAAGATTTTGGATTGGATATCAACGTTTGAGATTTTTGTAATCAGACCACCAGGAACATAAACCCCAGTCAGATTTACAGGGACTAGGATTTGTTCGGGGTCAACTGCTACCACATAGATATTCACTTGAGTCGGAGCACCTAAAGGAGGGCTAAACGTAAGGGTTAAAGCTCCTGTAAGGTAGTTAATAGTTCCGACAGTTCCAGCAACATTCGATGTAAGAATCCCATCAAGCGCCGAATCAGTAAAAAGAATAGCCCCAACATAAATACGAACCGACCCTCTTAAAATTGGTACAAAATTAATGAAATAAGGGGCCAATGTTGTGCCAAATGAAGCACCACTTGCAAGTCCTGCATTGATCGGTTCAAATTCATTAAGAGAGAAGGTATTGGCAGTTAAATAACTGATCTGGAAGTTTCTTTGATTTAAGGATTCTCCGTCAGCGCTAGTAGTTCCGCTTACATTCGAAAGAGAAATCCATGTCTTATCAGGTAAGTTATGATTTGGGCTAGTAATGACATTAGCAGCAATCCCCTGAATAAATAGGCTTGGTTCATTTTGATAGTTCTTTTGCTCTAATCTAAAGACAAAACCTTGCTGATTTCCAGCAACGACAGTCTCAAGTCCAGAGTGTGAGGTTCCAGCTTCACAGTTCTTATCATCGTAGTTTGGCCAAGGTTGAGTTAAGTCAATCCATCTATCGCCAAGGTCCGATGTTTCTGGGTAATAGTATCCAAAACAGGTGAAACAGTCATCAAAATAGCTCCAATTCTGAGTTTCATAGTTAAAAACTAGCACTTGATCGGGGAATTTGCCAAGTAGGTTGCTAGCACTCGGGATTGTCCAGTAGTTTAGACGCGTTCTAAACGTTCTTATTCCATAGACTCTTTGGTATCCATTCTCTGATTGGCGAATATCAAAGATGTCATCAGGGATCTTCTCATCGAATCGAATCGTGTCATTTCCATCGCTAATGACGATACCCCTATTTCCGATACCCATAACGCCTTTATCAAAGGGTATTGTGCTGAAGGTGCAACTTGCCCCTAGCTCAACGTTTATACGCTCCCAAACGAATGGATTTTGGGCATTATTGACGAACCGTAACCTCCAAGAGCTACGTTCAAAATAAACCACCAAAACGTCACGAATAAAAGCCGCTCCAATAATGACTTCTTGGGTTGGTGCATCATTCGCCCCTCCACGTCCAAATAGATCGTCTCTTACAGCTTTTGGATCTGCTGTTTGTGGACTTGGAGTTGTGGGTACTGGTTCTGAGTAATAAGGCGTTCCAATCTGTGTCCATCTAGCTCTATTTCCATAATTAAAGAATTCAGCTTCATTTCCCTCAGTCGTATTAAGAAATATTAAATATCCTCTATAAGGGAAAATCAGCAACGCTCCCATGAGAGCATTATTTTCATCGACTGGAGGATTATAGTTTGCCCATCCTGTTCCGTTGGTCAGCGCTCCGTAGTATCGGATACCATCTTGGCCAGTAATAGACACTTGAGAATTAAGAGCGATACCACCAGAAACATAGGGTCCATAAAGCGCTCCATTCAAACCATCTAAAGTAAAAGTGTTTAATCCTGTCACCGTGATAGTGAATACCTGACCATTTAAAGGAGAAGTGGAAGGAAGAAGAGGCGGATAACCTGTAACGTTGATAATCGTGACGGATTGACCTGTAGTAAATCCATGATTCACGGTGGTAGTTACTTGTGCAGGATTGGCATTATTGATATTGGCAATTGCTATTCCGTTTAATCCTGGCTTAGAATTGGTAGCCCAAAAAGCTCCTGCATAATTCGTGGTAAAGAAAAACTGATAGTCTGTACCGCTCCAAACCACAGGCATTACACTGGGAAGAGGCAAGAAAGTGAGCGTTCCTGTATTGAATTCATAGGCAAGTGTCGTATCAAAGGCGATAAGTTGTTGCAGACCTAAACCAAATAGCTCTCTAGTTTTCAATCCCATGACGGGAGTGTTGTTGGAAAGACGACCTAAAAGAGTGTAGCCTGATCGTCTAACAACTCGTCCTCTCCATTGGTAGGCATTGACCAAAACCGCGAATGCATCTTCTGTGAGTGCATAGGGTTTTATGTCTTTTCTTAAGCCGTCCTTTATAGGACCTATCATAAAGTTAGTTGAGCTCATGCTATTGCCACCGCCATCCATGAAAAGTCATATTGAGGAAGAGGAGAGAAACTTGCGTAGACATCGAAGGTATTCGCCGCCGTGATATTGGTAGAGATCTTCAGTGGTCTATGTTGACTTCCTGTTTCAACTGTATTGGGATTCGCTATGGCTATTAAAATCTGAGTGGGAGCAGGAGTTAAAGTGATCGTATGAGGCACTAGATTTGTCGCTGTAACTAATCCAAAGTAAAATATGTAGCCCCCTGGAAGGAAGCTGTAATAGACGGGACCCGCAGTATTCACCGAGTTGTAAGTCAATTGCATGGGAATATTTGGAGCGTCGGTTGTGTCTGTTTGAGTGGGCAAAAACTTAGGAATTTGGGCGAATAACTGGGGTTCAGTTGAAGCCGCTGAGATTGCGTTTTTGCTATACAGTACTCCTAAATCTTCCGTTACTCCAGGATCAAGAGTTTGATTTTGGAAGATGACAGACGCATGCTTTCCTTGGCTTGAACTATTAAATGGCATGTGATTATAGAAAACGCCAAGCGCTAGCTGAGAGAAAATGGCTGCAAACTGATCGAAGTTCACCTGAACAGGAGAAGCAGAAGTGCTAGGTGATTCGGTAGATAGAGGGATTTCAGGATTGTATGTCATATATTTGCCACCACACAGTAATACATTGTGTTATTCGTCGAAGGAATCGTAGGAATTACATAGATTTCCTTAATGATTCCTGGCTTTGTAAAGATGAATTCAAAGGAAGGTGTCTGAGTAACGATAGTTTCTTCCACTCCAGCAGGTGTATATTTTGGTGTGATTCCTTGATGGCAAAAGTTCATGCTGACAATGTTCTTTGCGACAGGGGGATTTAGCTTAAGAATGTTATTTCCTGTGGCATTAAATGGTCCGAATCTTCCAAAATAGACGAGTAACTTTCCTGGCAAGAACGTGAAAAAGGTTGTTTGTTGATCGGTGGCTTTCACTGAATAGATTTGGTAATTAGTGAACTGAACTACGGGGGTATTTCCTGGATACGTAAAAAAGACCTGATCGGTTTGATTTTCTACATCTTTAACGAAAATGGAGAACTCATTTGCGCTCGTTTGGGCGTCTGTGGTTGATTCTGCCATCTCGACATAGGTATGGTTTCCTCTATTGGCAACGGTGGGATCAGTCAAAGGTACGTGATTTTTAGCAAATGCAGTGTCTAACTGAGTAAAATTCTGAATGAATTGTACTTGCCAGTCAGCAAAACTTAGCTGTCTTGTCGGGGTATTTGGGTCATAGTTGATTGGATTTCCCATTAAACTCCTATAGCCATGTAATAGATTGGAAAGGGTCCAGCAGTTCCAGTAGCAGGAAGTCTTACAGTGAATTGATTTCCCGCTATGTTTGTTGCAGCTGCGCTCGGTTTATCTGATCCAAATCCGCCCGCTTGAACAAGTCCTACGTAAATCAGGGTTTCGGCAGGAGTTAGCGTAATGATATCGCCATCCGTTACAGATAATCTTCCGAAATAAACCACAAAGGGACCCGCTACATAAGAATATTGCCTATCTAAGTAAACATCAGGATTCGTGGATTGGAGTCCTGTTGAGATCGAAGGATAGGTAAGTTGTATAGGTGTTTGATTGTTACTTGGGCGGAAGAATAAAGTAGTTGCACCAGCCACGTTCTTGGCATAGAGAGCTATTTGAGATGCTGTAGTTACTGGATCACCTGTTTGCTCTCTTAGAGTTAAAACCGTGTGCATTCCCTGACTTCTTCCTTCTGTAGTAGAATTCAAAGTGACATGATTCTTTGAGAAAACACTGAAGATTGTCTGGAAGTTGGATCTTATCTGAGGCTGAGAAACCACCATGTAATCCGTAACCAAAGGAATATTCGGGTTATAAGCCATTAGTTTGTCCCACTATATTCAGTTCCCCAGAACCACGAAGCAACGGGCCTTCCTGGCTGACTAAAGATGGTTGCCGACCTTTGACTTCCCATCTGTCTTAAAGTCCTTCTTTGGGCGATTAATAGCTGCTCTTGCCATACTGGCATAAGAGACGCAAGTCCATCATCATCGGGAAAGTCTGCATAGATGAGTTTGGCAGCTCCCGCGCAAATAAATAGATACCATTCGTCAAGTTCAGGTGCGCTTCTTGCTTCAATCAATTGAGTAGGTTGCTGGCTGATTTGGAACTCGACTTGATAGACTTGCTGTGGGACTGGACGAAATGTGATTTGTTGATTATAGAAGATGACATCCGTTGGTCTTGAAGATTGATAGGGAACAACGCTGGCATAGATAGTGGCATTGGCTGGAATAGTTCCAAGTCCCGCAGGTGTAAAAGTATATGCGCCAGTGAGGTAATTCACTGTCCCAACGGGATTTCCTTGCTGATCGAGTAGATTGCCTATATTAGAATTTGGCTGAGGAACGTCAGATAATGCATAATTGAACGCGCTGTTTCCAGCCTGTGAGTCATTCACTATAGCCGAGATAATCACGGCTGCTTCTGTAACATTTCCAAAAATATCAAGCTGAGCTCTTAAGAAAGGAGTTGAAGGAATGGTTCCAGTATAAGGAACTCCTACCCCATTTCCTCCGCTATTGATGATCTGATTGACTGTGAGTTTTGGCCATCGATTATAGAATGTGGATTTGTCTTGGTAGTATCTTAATGCATATCCTTGGCAATAGACGGGTGGGGTTATTTGGATATTACCAGGAGAAGCAGGCGTTCTATTCCCCGTATTTGGATCTGTTGGGGTGTCTTCATAGACAAAATCATAGGTGTCAACATTTGGAGTTGTCAGAAATACGTACGGTTTTGTAAGCTTGAGACTCTTAAAATACAAAGGGAAGTGCAATGTCATAAATAAGTTCAGGTACTTATCAATCTGAATCGTGGTCATCTGTTCTTCAGTGTACCTTGCAGTCATTCGTCTGACTGTGTTTTCCATTTGCTCTAAGCTAACTAATTGTGCACTCATATGGGGTTCCCAGGGGTTCCGTCATTAAAAATTACTCCCTCGAAGCTGTTTTGGTTGCCAAAAGGCAAAGGAAGTGGTGGTAGATAGGGTCCAGAGGAGTTCGGTATTACACTCGGGGGTGTATAAGCGGATGGTAATGGAGAAGGGTATGAAAATACAGAAAAATTTGTTGAATCCAAATTAATTGTTAACGTGTCATCTGTAATAGATAACACTTGAGCATTTAGCTTATTTAGATCAACCATTCCGAACTGAACAGGTATTAAAAAAGCCACCATCATTCCAGCTACATACCCATGATTGTCAACCGTAGTGACAACCATAGGAAATGAATTAGTTATAGACTCGATGGTTTGCACGCGCAAATTATCTTGCACTTGAACTTGGCTATAGCCAGGATAATAGGTGACTGTGCTCATCGGACTCCTTTAATGTAAAGCCGCTTTACATTAGAAATTTATGGGCGTGAAAGCATATTTCTTATTGCTTGCATCCACAGCATGAATAGCAGAGCTAGGTTTATTAGGGTCCATCTCACCGCTTTTTTGGGTAAACTGCGGAGTGTAGTAACATGGGTCATTCTCTGAGCCTCCATTTAATTGTTCAGCAAAACCACGTGGGATTGTGTAGACTTTTCCGTCTTCGAAGGGATACCATTTAACGGGATCTGTCGCGTATTTGATGTAAGGAAGTTTGACTGCTTGACCTGGAGCTCTTCGATTCATGAATCGACCAGTGACAAGCTCACTATCATAGGATTGCTGTCTATCAATCTTCTCTTTAAGAGAATTCTTCTCATTAGTCATAGTGACTGACTTTTCCATGATCTTCTTTTCATCTTCAGAAATCAGACGACCGCCAGCAGTTCTTAACTCTAGTTTCTTCTCTTCGATCTGTCGCTTGGTACTTTCTAATTCCATGCGTGCTCTATCAATTTCCTGTTGAACTGATTCAAGAGTTGTTTCGTCGGTTGCTGTAGGCGCCATAGTGATTTCCTCCTGTACAAGATCGTTTTTTCTTTTTTTAGACATGTGTTTCCTTAAAAAAAGGATAGGGACGTTTTGTCCCTACCCTAGATTATTTAATAATAGGTCTGAGAACTTGATATACATTCCCATGCCCAAGCATCCACAGTGGATCCGATGATACCGCCTGTAGTCGCTGAGTTTGTTCCGTCTCCAGCTCCAATCAAAATACCTCTTTGTCCAGTGTTTTGAGTTGCAAATCCAAGGATGTTTTGGTTTGCGTATGGAAGTGGCGTTGGTACAACACCTAATAAATTATTCGTATTACCCTCTCCTTGAGGAACCATTACAGGTAATCCATAAGGATAGTTTGCCGCAGCAGCCCAAGCAAAAGCTGTGTAAGCTGTGCTGTCTACGTTTGCGAATGTGACTGTTTGAGTTCCGACAGCGTTGTTTACTGCTGAGACCGTGAATTCTATTGGCAATCCATTAGGTCCTGAGACTAGCTGTTGCATTCCAAAAACCGTAGGAATTTGGAAACGAACTTTATCGCCGATTTGATAGTTTTGCTGAACCAAGAGTGTCACCACCATTGGATTTGCAAGACTAATCGAAGCGATTGCGCGCCACTGAGGATAATAAAGGCTTTGGTTCTGAACGTTGATATTACCCACTTTAAAGACAGATCCAACGCTCGTTAGAGAGTTAGTGCTGTCAAAGAGTGTGGTAAATGTCGTTGGGCTACCAACAGCTGTAACGGTCATCACTAGTCCACCCATTTCAGGTGCGCTAGTCATGTTTCCGATACGTACGTTATCTCCGACTCTGAATCCGTGAGCTGCGCCAGTTGTGAAGACTGTCGTTGTCCCAGGAACAAAGCTTGCGATAGCTATAGTTGGTCCTTGTGCGTAAATAGAACTGTCAAAAAGACTCATTCCATTGATTGCAGCAACTCCGTTATTGAGAGGTGCTAAGACCCCTGCAACCGTACCGTTTTGCTTGATTAAGGCAGTTCCCGATCCCATCAGATTTGGGTTGAAGAAGGCTTCAACGATTCTATCTGATGTTAAAGATCCTGCGATCCCTTGAGAAGTGACGCCTGAACGAGTTAGGTTCCAAAGACGAAACTCATTGATTTGAGCCGTGATTGGAATAAACTTCGGTGTAGAAGCCACGTTAACAAAAGAACCTGTAAGAATTTGGCAAGACATATTCGACCTCCTTAAATTGCTACGCCGAGCGTGCAACGTAAGTTGACGATCCAGCTAGTGTTAGTGATGTTGAATACTTGAGCCATCTTCCATCCAGCTGTTTGATATAGTCTCAAACGAGGTGAAGCGATTTCAGGTGGTGCATAGATGAATTGGGCAGAATAACCGTCCAAATCAACCATGTCGTATGATTCTTGACCTGGCAAGAAGATGTTGTACACGTCTTGCAAGTTAGCAGAAGCATTCGGAGTGATAGACCCTACTGAGGATAGTAAGAAACGAATGTTTCGAACAGAACCCCATTCAGCTTGCAACAGGTTACTGTTGTTTGCGTAGTTGGCCACGTTGATAAAACCAAGCATTTGATCTAAGTCAGCACTTAAATTAGTGTGTCCTAGGCCAAAAAACGCGGTTCTCACGGGTGCAGTTCCGAATTTGTTTTCCCCTTCGATTATATCCTGAATGAACTGAGCATTGGCTGTACGAAGTAATCGTACTGCTTTAGAGCAGTCTAGAGGGGATATGTTACTTGGGTTATCGCCATTCGTTCCCGAAGTGCAATTTATAGGAGGAGCCCCGCCTTCCATCATCGATCTGGCTAGCTGATCCTCAGTTTCTCTTAAGGACTGGCCTAAAGTAGAAACGGCGCTATTAAGCACAGGATCTTCATTGATGAGCATGACTTGTTCCTGAAGAATCAGGTAAGTACCATACCAATCAATTCTAGCATCGATATCAAGAGCGGTTAACTGTTGTGCTGGAGGATCTACGATTCCATTTCCGAGCGGAACAGGTGCGGTTAGGAGGTTTTGATATCTACGTCTTCGTAGTATATCGCCTGCTTGTTGGTCCATAGTAATAGGATAGCCCATTGTAGTATGGATCAAATCAGGCATAGGACGAGCAAGTAACTTCATCGATAGCTGTTGTTGCACAGCTGGCGGAAGAATGCTGGTTGTTGTAGGACCTGACATGTCTTAACTCCACGTTAAGACGAAGATCAGCGTCGTGCAGCTGCCAAAGTTTCCTTCCAAAGAGCGTTTTTTTGATCTTTGGTCATAGTTGAATTAGACATTTTCGCCGCTACTGTCACCGCTTCGGATCTAACTCCTAAGCTTCCCAATTTCGGTTTCCCTTCCTTTTCGTCTACTCGCCTTTGCTCCTGCGAGATCGGTTTATCTTTCGCTACTTTTTCGGCCTTATCAGCTTGATAAGCGGCGCTCTTTTTAATGAGATTATAGACCTTTCTCAAAGGATTTTTAGCAGTCTGAACAGCCTCACGGTTGTCTTCGTCTGATTTAATATATTTTTCAATATTCTCAGGCGTAACGACTTCCTTAAAGTCAGCGAATTCAGTGGCAGTTTCGAGTATCTGAATCTTTTGATCTTTCTCTGCTAGTTGCTTCTCATACGTAGACAATTTCTTGTTAAACGAATTGAGGGCTTTTACAAGCTTCTTCCCATCTGGGAATTCTTCTTGCTCTAGCGATCTATAATCAAATTCTTCTTCTTGAGCTTGATGAGGCGCGGATGAGACTCTTTGGTTCATCTGCTTCTCATAAAACTCTCTCTCTTGCTGCGCCTGCCATAGCTGGCGTTCAAGTTGTTCTTTAGCCTGACGAAGCTCAGCAAAACTTTCTTGCGGAGTCTTCTTCTCATGGGTTTCTACAGCCTGATCGACCATTTCAGGAACTTGGGTCTCTTCTGATAAACTCATGCATTTCCTTTGAGACTGGCGAAATCTCTTTTTTGCGCCTTGAAGCGAATTATTTCTTTCGCTACCTTGCATATATACAAAAGCGAAATTTACAAACAATATAAAATTTTAAGGTTACAAATGTGTGATACCATTACCTGTGTTGAGTGTGGAGACGAAACGGATGCCTCTAAGTATGCAACATGCAGCTGTAGCAAGTGTAAGAATGACTTTTGTTCATCATTTAAGAAGGATTGTTTTGCTAAATTTCATAGAAAAAAAAAGGATTGTCATGGTACATGCCTTGAGATCACTAATCCTCAATGGATATGTAACCTAGTAAAAAACCTACAAAAGGAAGATCATGCAGTCTGATATCGATACCATGACCTATATGATGGCAGCTGAGAAAATGGGTAATCTTATTTTTACAATTGAAGCTACAATGGGATTTCTTGTAGAGTATAAGGTCAAGCCAGACGAAGAAGTCATTAAAGCTCTTTCTCCTTTAGTTGAACAAATGAAAAAGTGGATGCATAATGACTCTAAAAAACCCCTTCAATAAAAATATCGATCCTTTAAATCATGATATTTATGAAAGATTTCTTTTTAAATTTGATGCGGATAAGATATGCGCGCATCTTTCTGAAAGAATATATTCTGAAGTGATGGGAAAAATAGAAGAGAATATTCAACAAATTAATCCGGAACTTTTAGTCAACTTTACGCATCTTTATCAGCATATTGAGAATTTGATTAGAGAGCATGATGATACAATCAAATCCATAGAAAAAAAGTCTAAAAAGATTTTTGAATCATCCTCTCTTGCAGAGGATGTCTATAAACTTCGAGACGAAGTAAATAAGATGAAAGAGGCAACAAAATATTTTGCTAAAATTAAAAAGGCATTTGATTAATGGATGATGATTCTATAAAACTTTATACGCTTGAGCAATTGATTGAAAAGCTTGAAAAACTAAGAAGTGGAGAAGTAGTACCAATAAATATTGCAAATGCTATCTATACTTTGGCAAATGAGATCAAATTTCTAAGATCAAGAAGAATTAGAAAAGAAGATTTGGATTAACCAATCTTCCCATCAACTAGGTAGTCTTCTATCTTTTCAAGCTTATCAGCAGTGTATCTCCTTAACATGGCTACATACTTGGGGTCAAACTCATTAGGATGCTTGAGGACATACGTAAGCACCTCCTTCTTTGGTATGCACCATTCAAAGTTAACTTTGCCTCCGTCCTTGACAGACCAAAGATAATGGTCATTGCCTTGATATGGACTTGGTCGAGTACGACGACACTGCGGGTAAATATGTAAGGAATTTTGTGCATACGGCTCTTTGGTTACCCAAATGTGAATGTAATAGTCACCACGAATGCCTTTATCGTAGTTTCCTTGAACGGCTTCTTCGATGATGAGCTTGAATTTGTCCATCAAAGGCTCAAGTGTTTCTCCAACTTCTTGACGGTCATTCTTGGCACGAGCTTCTAACATGAGCTCGCCATAGGTTTTAACGCTGTTTTTTACCATTGAGTCCTCCTAAAAATTCTCTTAATTCTTCGGGAAATTCAAAGAATGAATCTTCACGCTTGGTGCGATAATTATAAGTTTCTTCGTTGGGAACTTCTTCTGTGACTCTGAGACGTAAAAACCCGTCTTCTTTTTTCTTTGCTGATTGCATAAGTCTGATTCCTTATGTTTTTGAATGCTATTTAATCATTTTAGCGCCGCCCATATACAGGGAACGATTGCTATTGCTAGTTCCTTGCTGAGGCTTGGGGATATATGCAGCGCTAGGCTTATGAAGACCAGGCAATTTCCTAATCTTTGGAGGTATCATTGTCATGTTTACCCTTTTGTTTTAGGCTGCTTCTCGTTCATACCACCTTGTCTATTATAAGACTTATCTAATGGCAAAGGAGGCTTCCCACCTGGAGGTGTAAATCTTGGCACTGTCTTGCTAAGATTGCTATTGTTTGGACAATAGGGCTTCTTAGCTTCTGGAATGATCTTAATATTTGGCATGTTTTTTCCTTAAAAAGCGCAGGTACTATTACAAGCGTACAATATGTGGCCATCTTGCCGTTTTCGTATTCCCTGCAAAAGATTTATTTATTAGCCATTTTCTCGCGAGTGTAAGGCATCTTAGCTAAAGACGCTCTGTCTTTGGCATCGATCTTATCTCTCACTTTTTCGTAGCTATTAGAAGCCCCAGCAGGTGGCTTCGGATCTACATTTTCTTTGATAGGAAGATAATGAGCTCCTGTGTTGCCCTTTTCTCCACCACCCATTGACGTATTTTTATGGCTGTGTCCCACTTGAAACCTCTTGTTGTTTCATATTTTTTTCATCTTCACGATTTATAATATTTTCTATCAAGTTAAATATCTGAACGAAATCAGATACTCCCATTGACTCGACTTCTTTGGCCGCTTTTACCCTATCAAGTACTGCAAGAGACTTCATATGCTCGGATTCGTTGTACTTAGTCAGGACCTCTACTTGTTCTAATCTAGCTTTTTGCTCTCTTTCTCCTGCCAATGCTCGATCGCTCATTGACTTAGATTGTAAGCTTTCATTGACTATCTGCTGATTCTGCATTTGCAATTGAGCCATTTGCTGCTCTTGTTGCTGTTGCGCTTGCTGTTGCTGTTGGATAGACTCCATAAGCTTGTCTTTATCTTGGATATCAAGATCCTGCATGACTTGATCGGGTGGTATTGGGAATCCATCCTTCCACATGAAGTAACGCTGTCTAAAGGCAAGTTGACGTGTGGTATCTGTGAGAGGAGCATTAGCAACAACCGCATCATATTTCTGGAAGGATTTATCCCTGAATTCATTCGTAGGGACTTCTTGGATCATCTTAGTGATCTTGCCTAAGGTATAGTTTTTCTGAATAATTGCCCAGTGCAGACGGCCAGCATTCCTTTGCGATAAATCCATGTTGTCGAATAGTTCTTGAAGAGTTGTAAGCGCTGCTCCTTGTCGTAGCTGCTCAGTAATTCCAACATCTGAATCCTCTGCCTGTCCCAAAAGTTCAGGAGTGACCCCAGCATCTGCCTGGATGTTGTTTTTGAGTCTTTCTGTGACTGCAAAATTAGCTGGATTAATGTTAGCTCCTGGCTTGTCATTTACTGCTCCGAGTCGTCCTTTTTTGAAGAATCTTACCTTTCCAGGTCCTACCTTGAACGCATCTTGGTCATCAATTAGAGCATCTTCTTCTACATCTACCCCAGAAAATTGAGCAGCTAATAGATCCATCTCTAATTGCGTCCTGTAATTTAGGAGGTATTGACTATCGCGAATATTGCGGATCACGCCCTGATAGC